CAGGGCGCGGCCTCCGCCACGGGCTATCAGGGCGCGGCCTCCGCCACGGGCTATCAGGGCGCGGCCTCCGCCACGGGCTATCGGGGCGCGGCCTCCGCCACAGGGAAAGCCGGCGTGGCGCTCGCGGCTGGCCTCGAATGCAAAGCGATGGGCGCTCTTGGCTGCGCGATCTGCTGCGTCGAGCGCGGCGAATGGGACGGGGAAGCACATCCGATTATTGCCGTCAAAGCGGCAATTGTCGACGGCGAGAAGATCAAGGCCGATACCTGGTATCAGCTGAAGAACGGCGAATTTGTGGAGGTGGAGTAAATGCTCGATACAATCTCCACGGCGAAGATGAGCCGCGAAGAATGGCTGGAGGAACGTCGAAAGTCCATCGGCGGGAGTGACGCGGCGGCTGTTATCGGAATGAGCCGCTTTGCAAGCCCGTACACGGTATGGATGGATAAGACCGGGCGTCTCCCGGAAAAGGAAGACACAGAGGCTATGCGGATTGGCAGAGATCTCGAGGAGTATGTTGCGAAGCGTTTTGAGGAAGCGTCCGGAAAAAAGGTGCGGCGCTGCAACTACATCATTCGGAATCCCGCGTATCCGTGGGCGCACGCAGACATTGACAGGCGAATTTCCAGCGAAAATGCAGGGCTGGAATGCAAGACAACCTCGACGCTTGACATTCGGCAGTTCAACGGCGTGGAGTTCCCTGAACGCTACTATGCGCAGTGTGTGCATTATCTGGCCGTCACCGGCCTTGACCGTTGGTATTTGGCGGTTCTCGTCTTCGGGCGCGGATTCTTTACATACACGCTCGAGCGCGATGAGGCGGAAATCTCCGCGCTGATGGAGGCGGAGAAGCTTTTCTGGCGGTGCGTCGAGGAGGATACGCCGCCTACACCGGACGGTTCTGAGGCGACGACGGACGCGATCAGCACGGTTTATGCCGATAGCAATGGTGAACAGCTTGATTTGTTCGGACGCGAACAGCTGCTGTCTGAGTATATGCAGATCAAGCGCCAGGCGGCGGCACTGGCAGAGCGCAGCCGCGAGATTGAAAACACGATCAAGCTCGATATGGGCACGGCAGAGCGGGCCGCCTGCAACGGATACAACGTCTCTTGGAAACAGCAAAACCGGCAGACGTTCCAGCCAAAAGCCTTTAAAGAGGCATACCCGGATATCGATTTGGCACCGTTCTATAAAACGGTGCAGGCCCGGCCATTCAAAATTACAGAAATCACGAAGGAGGATGGCTTGCAAAGTGTTTCCACATGATTTAACAGGGCTGACATTCGGACGCCTGACTGTAATCGAGTGCGCAGGCAAGGACATCCACCGAGAAAGCCTTTGGCGATGCAAATGCTCTTGCGGAAAGGAAACGACCGTTATCCGAAGCAATCTTCGCAACGGGAACACGCTCTCATGCGGATGTTATGGACGAGAACGAAGGTCTGATGCAAACAAAACGCACGGTGGATCTGGCTCCCGCCTCTACCGCATCTGGAAAGCGATGCACACAAGATGCTATAACCCTCATTTTAAAATGTATCGATATTACGGAGGCCGTGGGATCAAGATATGTGATGATTGGCTTTACAGCTACACAAGCTTTCGCGAATGGGCGTTATCAAATGGGTACACGGAAAATTTAACGATTGATCGGGTTAATCCTGACGGTAATTATTGCCCAGAGAATTGCCGCTGGGCGACAATGGCAGAGCAAAACAGGAACAAACGATGCCCTAACGGGCAAAAATTGAAGGGAGAATAACCTATGGAAGGTATCATTCAGAAGCAGACGGCTATGCAAAAAGCTCCGCAGCAAAAGCAAATGTCTGTCACGGCTCTTGTAAACAGTATGCTTGACAAAGACGGTATGCGCAAGCGGTTTGACGAGCTTCTCGGCAAGCGGACACCGCAATTCGTTTCATCTATCGTTTCTATGGTAAACGCAGACAAAAACTTGCAGCAGGCATTTTACGAATCCCCTATGACCGTGATCCAGGCATCCCTAAAAGCGGCGATGTTTGACCTTCCGATTGACCAAAGCCTTGGATACGCCTACATCGTCCCGTTCAAGAATTATAAAAAGGATCTCGGCGCAAAAAAGATGGAAGCTACGTTTATTCTTGGCTGGAAAGGTATGCACCAGCTGGCGTTGAGAACCGGCGCATACAAGACAATCAACGTCGTCGACGTTCGAGAGGGTGAGTTGAAGAGCTACAACCGTCTGACGGAAGAGGTCAAAATTGACTTTATAGAAGATGAGGACGCGCGCGATGCTCTGCCGATTATCGGATATGTCGGCTATTATCGGCTTGTGAACGGTGCGGAAAAGACCGTGTACATGAGTACGAAATCCATTGCGGCACACGAAAAGAAATTCCGAAAGGGCGAGTTCCAAGGAAAAGGCTGGCGCGACGACTGGGATGCAATGGCTAGAAAGACAGTCTATCGTATTCTGATTGGGAAATGGGGCGTCATGTCCATTGACTATCAGACGCGCGGAGAGGGAGAGCAACTGGCAGACGCGATTGCTGCGGATATTCAGGAAGAAGGTCTGATTGACGGGACAGTCGTTGACGAGAGTACCGGTGAAGCAATCGAAACGTCGGAGGTAGAAAATGCTGAATAAAATCGTCCTGATGGGCCGCCTGACCCGTGACCCGGAGCTTCGGCAGACGCAAAGCGGAAATTCTGTTGCATCCTTCACGCTTGCCTGCGACCGCGATTTCGCGGCGCAGGGCGCGGAGAAGGAAACGGACTTCGTGGATGTCGTCGCATGGCGCGGCACGGCTGAGTTCGTCAGCAAGTATTTCTCCAAGGGCCGGATGGCCGTCGTGTCTGGCCGTTTGCAGATCCGCAACTGGGAGGATAAAGAAGGGAATAAGCGCAAAACGGCAGAGATCGTCGCAGAAAGCGTTTATTTCGGCGACAGCAAGCGGGACGGGCAGAATGCTTCTGCCGCTGCACCGTCCTCTTCGGAGTTCAAGCCGCTGCCGAGCACAACGCCGGTTCCGTTCTCTGCGCCGGATATGCCGCAGATGGAGATCGGCGACGACGACCTGCCGTTCTGAGGGCTGACGGATGGGAGATAAAAAGGAATACGTCAAGCTGTGGCTGAGTTACAGGAGCTATTTCGAGGCGTACAGTGCCGCTGAGGTGGGGCGCTTGGTGCTGGCTGCGATGGATTATCGCGAGTCGGGAGCAGAGCCAGAGTTCAGCGGGAGTGAACGTTTCATTTGGCCTGCGATTCGACGGGACATTGACGAATCCGTAGCGGCGCAAAAAGCCGTCTCCGCGTCCAGAAGTGAGGCAGGAAAGCAGGGCGGTCGTCCTGAATCCGAAAAAGCAAATGCTTTTGACGAAAGCAACGAAAAGCAAAAAAAGCAAATGCTTTCCGATGAAAGCAAAAAAAGCTATGGACAAAGGAAAAGGACAAAGGAAAAGGACATGGACAGTATTCTTCCCCCCCTTCCCCCCACACTGCGCGAATCCGTTGAGAAATGGGTGGCATACAAGGGAGAACGGCGGGAGGAGTATAAGCCTGTCGGCCTGCAAAGCCTTGTTACGCAGATCACGAAAGCCGCAGAGGAATATGGCGAGGCTGCAATGGTCGACGTGATAACCCGCTCTATGGCCGCAAATTACAAGGGGATCGTGTTTGACTGGCTGAAAGAGGCCAGCACACGCCCTGCGGCGCTCGGCCGCGCTGCAAAGCCCGGCTACGGCGCGCAGGGACACCATGACGAGCTGAACCCGCTGGAACGTGCAGCTGTGGACAGGGTGATGGGGCCGGTGTCAAAGGGCGCTGCCCGATTGCAGCAAGGCGTGCAGCGCCACGGGGACGAACTTGATGCGATCCAGCTGGAGGCGGTCGAGCGAATGCTTGCGGAAAACAAGGAGGACAAGGAGGACAAGACATGAGATTTGTTTGCGATTGCTGCAACGATCTGACGAACATCGAGGCAGACCGGATGGAGATCCAGGGCGACAAGCTGATGGTGTACAGCCGCGGGCGGCTGGTATATGTGGCGGATCTGGTGCAGATCATGCTGGCCAAGCTGACGCCGGCGGCGAAGGAAACAAAATGCTGACGCATCTGAGCCTGTTTTCCGGGATCGGCGGGCTGGATCTGGCTGCCGAGTGGGCAGGATTTACGACCGTCGGGCAGTGTGAGTTTGCCGACTACCCGACGAATGTGCTGGAAAAGCACTGGCCGGACGTGCCGCGCTGGCGTGATGTCCGGACGCTGACAAAGGAGAGCTTCTATGAGCGAACAGGATTACGAACAGTTGACGTTATTTCCGGCGGATTCCCATGCCAGCCCTTCTCCGTGGCTGGAAAGCAAAAGGGCAAAGGGGATGATCGATACCTCTGGCCGGAGATGCTCCGAGTTATCACCGAGCTGCGCCCGCGCTGCGTTGTCGGTGAAAACGTTTCTGGACTTGTTCGAATTGCGCTTGCGGGAATCCTTTCCGAACTGCAAGGCGTCGGCTACGAAGCAAGGGCTTACAGTTCTGCGGCTTGGGATGTCGGCGGACTGCACAAGGGAGAGAGAATCTTTATCGTGGCCGCGGCCAACGACGGGCGCGCCGCTGTGCGGCGGAACACACAACTTCCGGCAGATGGTGGCACTGAGAGACGCGGGGGTCGTCACGGAGGAGGAGCGGAAAAACCTGACCTGTGGAAGCGGTGGGAAGTCGAACCCCGCCCTTATGGAGTGGCTCATGGGATTCCCAATCGGGTGGACAGACTTAAATGCCTCGGAAACGCTGTAGTGCCGCAGCAGGCATACCCGATTTTCCGGGCACTGAAGGAGGAACTGAACCGATGGGCTTAGAACAAACCGCGATTGAGCGGCTGCGGTTTGCAGCTGAAATGTCCCTGCGGGTATACAAGCAGCCGCTTGTGATTACCTACTCGGGCGGCAAGGACTCGGACGTGCTTTTGCATCTGGCGGGCAAAGCCGGTATCCAGTATGAGGTTTTGCACTCGCTGACCACGGCGGATGCACCGGAAACCGTATGCCACATACGGGATACCTTCCACCGCTTGGAGCTGGATGGCGTAAAATGCGACATCGATACGCACCGGACGCCGGACGGCGGGAACGTGACGATGTGGAATTTGATTCCGCGCAAGCTCATGCCGCCGACACGTTGGATGAGGTACTGTTGCTCGGAGCTTAAAGAGGGCGGCGCAGGAAACAGATTTATTGCAACCGGTGTACGCTGGGCAGAATCAGTGAAACGGAAGAACCGCGGTGCGCTGGAAGTTTTGCATTGGGATATATCAAAACGCCTAACACTGATGAACGATAACGACGAAAGCCGCAGGATGATGGAGAATTGCCAGCTCAAAGGGAAACGGATTGTAAATCCAATCATTGACTGGACGGACGCTGACGTTTGGGGGTATGCGAAAGAGGAAGAAATCTGCATGAATCCGCTGTATGAATGCGGATGGAAGCGCGTGGGGTGCATCGGGTGCCCTCTTGCCAAAAAGGCAACGAGATACGCCGAATTTGCAAGGTATCCGAAGATTAAAGCCGCGTATGTCCGGGCGTTTGACAGGATGCTTGACGAACGGAGGAAACGACAGTTGCCGTGTGACTGGCAAACCGGCGAGGACGTGATGCACTGGTGGATGGAAGACGGCGTTTTGCCGGGACAAATGGTTCTTGAAGGAATGGAGGAAGAAACCCTATGACTGAAAAAGAGATCGTGAAGACGCTGCGGTGCACGTCTACACCGGGCGGCCTGCACGAAGACTGCACGGGCTGCCCGTATTACCGGAAAGAGCAGCTGGACGCGGAACTGAAAGAAAAACTGGGAATGGACACATGGCCAAGCTGCGATGTTAACAAGGTTGGAATGGACGCAGCCGACCTCATCGAGCGCCTGACCGCCGAGAACGCGGCGCTGCGGGAGAAGGTGCCGCAGTGGATCAGCGTGGAGGACAGGCTGCCGGAAGTGTGGATAAACGAAGAAGATGACGTGCTTGTAAATTACATGATTTACAGCCAAGACTTTGGCGTCGACATTGGCAGCTATCACGCGAAGGCCCAAAGATGGGTGTGCATGGGCCTACCGTGCAGCGTCACCCACTGGATGCTGCTGCCGGAAGCGCCGGAGGAACACAATGGAAAAGAAAATTCTTGATGTTACGTGCGGTTCCCGCATGATCTGGTTCAACAAAACACATCCGGCCGCAGTGTATTGCGATAGCAGGCGCGAATCATACACTGGAATCTGGAAAAGCACGAAGAATGATTCTGAACGGCAATGTGTGATAGCCCCTGATATACAATGTGACTTCACGGATCTTCCGTTCGCAGATGATACATTCGCGCTTGTGGTATTCGATCCTCCACATTTGGAGCGTGCAGGTGAAAACTCGTGGATGCGGAAGAAATACGGTGTGCTAAGCGACAACTGGCCGCAGATGCTGCATGATGGTTTTCACGAGTGTATGCGCGTTTTGAAACCGGATGGGGTTTTGATATTCAAGTGGTCGGAGGTGCAGATTGAGGCTAAAAAAGTGTGGGAAGCAATCGGAGAGAAGCCGCTGTTCGGGCACAGAAGCGGAAAAAAGGCAAAAACATTTTGGGGGTGCTTTATGAAATTAGGTTTGCCGGAAGCACCGGAGGGAGGAGACAAGCATGAGTAAAGCTGTTTTAATCAGCGTCCGCCCGAAGTGGTGCGAGAAGATCATAAGCGGTGAGAAAAAGATTGAGGTGCGCAAGACGCGCCCGAAGATGAACCCACCGTTTAAGTGCTACATTTACCGTTCGGTTCAGGGCGGCGTCATCGGCGAGTTTGTATGCGACCACATTTTTGAAAGGATCGTCAGAGTAGGCGCAAGCTGTGAACCGCCGAAATATTGCATCTGCGATTGGAACATGTACTGCACACCACTTGATACGCTTCTTGCGGATACCTGCCTGACAAAAGACGAGCTGGAGAAGTATCTGGACGGCGGCGTCGGCTACGGATGGCACATATCCAATCTCAAGATTTACGACACCCCGCGCGAACTGCGGGAATTTTACGCTGTGCCAAATGAGGTAGAGGTAGCGCTCAAGGTAAAACCCAAGCCAATCACCCGCCCGCCGCAGAGCTGGCGGTATGTGGAGGAAGAGTTATGGAGCGACTGACTAAATGGAACGAATCATCGTATAAACACGCCTATTACCCGCGCTGCTTTAAAGAACCGTGCTACGGCAGAGGGTGCAAAATTAAGGATTGCCCGTTTGAAATAGCGGTGTGTGAGCGACTCGCAGCCTACGAGGACACGGGGCTGACGCCGGAGGAAATCAAGGCTCCGTTTACGGAGGATACGATGATAAATCTGGCAGCGCAGGCGCTGGGCGTGGAGACTAGCCGCCTCCGCGGGCTTGCCGAGGCCGACAAGGACGGGCGCGTGGTCGTGCTGCCGTGCAAGGTGGGCGACGGGCTTTGGACATTCTGTAGTCACCCGGTCGAGCAAGTTTACAGTTTTACTGTGACAGATATAAGCACGCTTAATGGGAGAACTCTGCTGAACACATCACGCTGCGGCGTTATGGATGCACGTGATGTCGGCAAGACGGTTTTCCTCACCCGCGAGGAGGCCAAAAAGGCGCTGCAGGAAATGGAGGGCAAGAAGGATGGCTGAACTGAAACCGTGCCCGTTCTGCGGCGGTGACGTAGAAGAAACAGGCGGTTCGTGTAATTTCGGGAAAAAGATTATGACGCTCAATGTAAAGTGCAGGAAATGCGGGACATCCGTTGCCCTGAAAACAGCATGGAACACGAACGCATACATTGAAGCGGTTGAGGCATGGAACAGGAGTGTAAACCATGCATGAGGAGGAAAGTTGATGCAGGATTGCTGTTTTACATGCAAAAATCTGGAATACAGAAAGAACTACGTTTATCCGTACCGGTGCTTGAAGCACAAAGCAGAACGGTTCTCGGAGAAGGAATTTGAACGGATGTACTTTTCCGGAGAGGAATGCAAAGACTTTGAACAAAGGAGGTGGCCTGATGGGCACAATTCTGGCGATTGATCCGGGGAATATGAAATCCGGCTATGTTATCGTAGAGCACGACGGCGAAGAAATTCGCCGCGTGCTGGAGGCCGGGAAGATCGAGAATCCGGCAGTGACTGATATGCTGGATCGGAAGCTTTATGCGAACTGCATAGACGTCGCGATTGAGATGATCGCGGGCATGGGCATGACGGTCGGGCAAGAGGTGTTCGACACCTGCGTCTGGATCGGGCGATTCTGGGAAATCGCGTTGAGGTCGGGCGGATATGAGCCGAAGAGGATCTACCGCCGGGAAGAAAAGCTGGATCTGTGCGGTTCGCTATCTGCCAAAGATGCGAACATCCGGCAGGCCCTGTGTGACCGCTACGCGCCCGGACAGCCGAACTTCGGAAAGGGCACGAAGAAAGATCCCGGCTTCTTCTACGGCTTCTCGGCAGATATGTGGGCGGCGATGGCGGTAGCCGTGACGTATTTCGATAAGTACATCAAGGGGGTAAAGCTATGAATTTTGCTGATGTTTTTGATTTTGACGACGATGAATATTTTGAATGTTCCAAATTTGACAGGCAAATCGATGAATTTAAACAGGCTCTGATTGTGAATGCACGCGAGGAAATCAAAGACAAAATCGTGGCGCTGGAAGAAGAAGTAAAGAGCCTGCGGATGTTCAGAGACGACAGAAAGATGTATCTGGAAAAGCTGGCGGCGGCAGAGAGAAGGGCAGTGCTGGCGGAAACGGAGGCGCAAAAGAAATACAAAGATGCGCGGTTGAAAGAGCTGCTTGGCGATAATCTGGTAACGACGTGGGAAGCAAAAGGTGAGTTGGTGCAAGGCCCGAAATGCGATCTATGTGATGAGAAAAGGTTACGCCATTTCATCACACCTTGCGGGCGGAAAATGACAGAATCTTGCACGTGCGCAAAGAGCACGCTGGTATACAAACCGCGGGAATTGATGCTGTACAGAATTTCTGAATGGAGGGGAGGGATAGAAAGATTTTACGATTCTGTAAAATGCAAAACGGAGAACGAATCTGATTACAGGAATAGAGCCGTTGCAAGAAGCGGCTGTGACTTTGAAAAAGTCAACCCGTATGATTCGTCGTTTGAAAGTGAGGAGCTTTGCCAGAAATATTGTGACTGGAAAAACGAGAAGGAGAACTGTAAGTGAAAAGATTCGTTGAAATGCTGCTTTTATTTGCGGCTGCCGTGTTTGTTTCGCTTTTGATAAGAGAAGCGATTCTCAATTCGGATCTGCCGGATTATATCAAGTTTTGCACGCTGACGGAATGGGAGAAGGCAAAATGGATTTCCGGGTGGAGGCCATGAGCAAAGTGAAGCGCAAGCCGCCAAGACCGCCGATGCAGCTGACGTGCGATGCCTGCGGGAAAACGTTTATGCGCGCACCGTCGAAGTACAAGTCAAAATACAATTTTTGCAGCGAAGCGTGCGCATGGACGGCACATAGGGAAGCTGTGATGGGCCGGGCGGAGCGCGTGCGGATCCTGATTACACGCTCGATCCCGGTATACCAGGAAATGCGGCCTGTCTGCGGGCGGGTGTATCCTGCCGAGAAATACAAATACAGGACAAACCGGACGGGCTATGTCGTCGAGGTGGGCGGCAAGCGCGTATGTGTGAGGGTGAACGAATGCAGGGAAATCTAGGGCTTACACCGGTGCAGGCCCCGTGCAAAGGCTGTGCGGACAGGCACACCGGCTGTCACACGGACTGCACCCGATACATAGCATTCCGCCGGGAGGCGGACAGATACAAGCAGGAGCAATCGAAGGACGCAGCGAGATATGCAACGACACGGGGCTGTATGCGGACGCTGCACGATGCGAACCGCGCAAAGCGCGAAGGGAGGCAACATTACTGATGAGCGGGATCACAGAGCAGGAATATGCGGCGTGGCTGGAAAAGGCGTTACAGGCGCTCTATAAATCCAAGCCGCTTGCAATCGCGATTGTGGCAAAAACGGAAGCGGGCAATACGCTTACGGGCTACTACCATGCGGACGCACAGGACAAGGCCGTGTTTGCCCACCATATCCAGAGCAATATCGTGCTGGACATTATCAAGGCAAATGCCGCAGAAATCAAGGCCATGATGGAGGGCGTAGACGATGGAACAGATTAAAGGCGCAAAGTATGACGATGAAGACGAGGAAGTCTTCAAATGAGCACGCCGCGATACGGCTGGTGGGCCTATGCAAAATGGATGATTCGCAGCTATAAGGGCGGCGGGCTGATGACGAAGGCCGAGCGCGCTGCCGTTGCGGATGCAATCGCGGAGACGGAACAGCTCGTTGACGGCGCGGAGCGACTCCGGCTCATAGACTTGGTTCTTTGGAAGCGGACACACACCTTACAGGGCGCTGCGATGGCGGTTTATGCGTCCGAACGCACTGCACAGGAGTGGCACAGACAATTTATTCGCCTTGTGGGGCAAAAAAGAGGGCTTTTATGAAAAAGTCTGCGTCCCAGAGCCAAATTTAACATTTACTATAAGGGCGTAGAGATCAACTCTACGCCCTTCTTCATCGGCACCGCAGCGTTCTGCGGAAACCTCCTCCTCCTGTTCTCGTGTTCTCCGGTGTGAATAAATATATTTATTCACACACGGAGACACGAGAACGAAAGAATGAGGCAGAAAGGAGCGGCTATGGCGAGTTTGCACGCCCTTGCACACAAGCTGCAAACAGCGCTCTTGTACAACGGAATCAAAATAAAAATCAATCAAATGCAGACCTATTCCGCGAAAAATGACAGGATGGTGACGAAATACATGGTTTACGAATATCGACCTGATGAAAAACCGAAAAATGTCACTTTGCTGGAAACTTACCAGATTGCGGATGTGGTGAAGCTGCTGGCCGGACTTTACAGAGATGGCAGATGAAAAGCTTACGCCGAAGCAGAAACGATTCTGCGAAGAATATCTGAAATCCGGGAACGCAACAGAAGCAGCGAAAAAGGCCGGGTACAAAGAAACATCATGCAGAGTGATTGCGGCAGAAAACCTATCAAAACCAGCTATTTCTGCGTATATAAAGCGCAGGCTGGACGAACAAGAGGCTGCGCAGGTCGCGGATTCAAACGAAATTCTGAAATTTTACACTGCGGTCATGCGCGGGGAGGTAAAAGACCAGTTCGGCATGGACGCATCGCTGTCCGACCGGCTGAAAGCCGGTGACAGTCTCATGAAGCGATACGCGGCAGCTTCCGACCGCAACAGGACGACAATGGAGAAGCTTGATTCGATGCTGAAGGAGTTCCAAGATGCTGTTAAGTCCGAAACAACGTGAATTTGTAAAATACGGGACGCATCGATGGAACTTCAAGGGCGGAGCCACCAGAAGTGGGAAGACTTACCTCGATTTTCGCTGGATCATACCGATCCGGATTCGTGAGCGAATCGGGAAAGATGGTCTGGCCGTCATTCTCGGCGTAACAAAATCCACGATTGAGCGAAATGTGCTGGAGCCGATGCGGAACCTGTATGGCGATATGCTCGTCGGAACAATCTCCAGCGACAACACAGCGTGGATTTTCGGGGAAAAGTGCTATTGCCTCGGTGCGGAAAAGGTTTCTCAGGTGTCAAAGATCCGCGGCGCGTCGATTAAATATTGCTACGGCGACGAGGTTGCGGACTGGTCGGAAGAAGTCTTCGCGTTGCTGAAAAGCCGCCTCGACAAAGAGTATTCTTGCTTTGATGGGACGTTCAATCCGCAATATCCAGACCACTGGCTGAAAAAATTCCTCGATAGCAACGCGGACATTTTTAGCCAGACATACACGATAGACGACAATCCGTTCCTGCCGGAATCTTTTAAAGAAAATCTGAAAAAAGAATACGAAGGGACGGTTTATTACGACCGCTACATTCTCGGCCTCTGGAGAATCGCCGAGGGTCTGGTTTACCCGATGTTTGATCGGGCCAGAAACATCACGAGTGAGCGGGGCGGGCCGGGGCGGTACTGGATATCATCGGACTACGGCACACAGAACCCTACCGTCTTTGCATTGTGGCGGGAATATGGAGGCAAGGCCGTCATGGAGAAAGAATATTACCACAGCGGGCGCGAGAGCGGGCGGCAGAAGACTGACGAAGAATATTATCAGGATTTAGAGGCATTCGCGGACGGATACCGCATTGAGCGTGTCGTGCTCGACCCATCGGCAGCATCCTTTGCCGAATGCATCCGGCGGCACGGAAAGTTTTCTGTATGGAAAGCAAACAACGCCGTGCTGGACGGCATTCGCTTCACGGGGGCCTGCATCAAAAGCGGCATAATCAAATTCCATGAGAGTTGCAAAAACGCGTTTCGGGAATTTGGCCTTTATAGCTGGGACAAGGACGCAGGAGAAGACCGCGTGATAAAAGAAAACGACCATTGCATGGACGCGATTCGCTATTTCTGTATGACCGTTTTGAGGAGAGAAATCAAGAAATGAGCCTTTTGACAAACATTCGAGGGTGGTTCCGGAATATGCTTTTCCCGCAGGCGGTTGCCGAGCGGGAATTCGGCGTATCTCCGGCAGTTAGCCCGAAGATGGAGCAGAATATAAGCCTCTGGTACGCGATGTTTATCGGGAATCCGCCCTGGCAGACGTGCGATGTGGTATCCATCGGCCTTCCGGCAGCGATCTGCCGGGAGATTGCACGACCGACGCTGGCCGAGCTGACGGCTAACATCACCGGCAGCGCCCGTGCGGATTATCTGAAAGACTGCCTTGAGCGGGCGGAAGAGAATTTTCACAGCGCCTTAGAACTGGGGCTTGCGCTCGGCGGCGTGGCATTTAAGCCGTATATCTACGGTGAGCAGCTGCTGGTCGACGTGACCGGCGCGGCGGCGTTCCAGCCGACGAAATTTGATCCTGCCGGGCGCTGCATCGGAGGCGTCTTCCGGGACAAGCCCGCGAAAGTGGGCGGGAAGTATTATATCCGCCTCGAATCGCACGATCTGGACGGCACGACCTATACGATCCGCAATAAAGCATATTACAGCGACGCCTCGGGCACGGTCGGCGCGGAAGCACCCCTGAATGCCGTCCCGGAATGGGCGGACATTCAGCCGGAAATCACGATCCAGAATATGAGCGGGCCGCTCTTCGCGTACTTCCGCCCGCCTGCGGCCAACACAACGGACGCAAACAGCCCCTGCGGAATGTCCGTCTACGGAGACGCAGCGACTGTGCAGCTGATCAAGCAGGCCGATGAGCAGTGGGAGCGCCTGCGCTGGGAATACCGCTCCAGCGAGCGCAAAGTCCTGATGGACGGCACGAGCTCGACTGCGGATATGTTCAACAAGCGTATGTTTGAGCTGGGACCGTTCTCCCCTAGCGGCGAATTCTTTCAGTACATCGAGCCGCAGATCCGCGACGAAGCAATCTACCGAGGTTTCCAGAATACGCTCCGCCGTATCGAGTTCAACGTCGGATTAGCTTATGGAGATATTTCCGACCCGCAGACCATCGAGAAGACGGCGACGGAGATCCGCAACAGCAAGCAGCGCAAATATGTGCTGATCGACAGCATCCAGACGGCGCTTGAGCACACGTTTGACAGCCTGCTCTATGCGCTCGATACATACGCAACACTCTATAACCTCACGCCTGCCGGGACGTACAACGCCGATTACAGTTGGGGCGATTCCATCCTTGACGACGCCGAGAAGAAGGAACAAGAGCGGGCAAACGACCGGCTTGACCTCGCTGATGGAATTCTGAACCACTGGGAATACCGCGCAAAATGGTACGGCGAGGACGAAGCGACTGCAAAGGCAATGCTGCCGAAGGCGCAGGACATGGTAACTGAACAGCAACAGGAGGTAGAGTGATGGGAGCAATATCTAAGATTGCTGAAAAGTGCATGGCGTGCCACAACGTTGATAAATGCTCTCACAAGCGAATAGAGGCATGCGCCTATTACGAGTATAGAAATATGGCAGAACTAACAGCGATGCCATTAAAATCAGATATGGTAGCCCCCGTTCTCCGCGAAACAGTCAATATGATTGTCAATGGGCAGGCTGTGAAGGTTTACAAGGACGAAATTGAAAAAACACTATATAAGCACTTGTATGATGGCTTGCGTTGCGAATTTGTCAATGGCGCATAATGAGGTGACGGCGTATGCGTCCTTACCCTTTTAGCCCATACCTCCTTGACGCACTGCCGGAAGAACTGGCAGAACTGTTCCGAGGATTGGAAGATACGCTACTTGACGAGATATGCAGCCGCTTGAAACTGAAAGACCAGCTTAACGAGGTCACGGTGCAGGATATCCGGGCGCTGCGGTCGCACGGCATTGATCTCAAGAAGATCAAAAGGGCCATCCAGAAGACAGCGGACGTCAGCGAAGAAAAACTGAACAAGCTGCTCGACGATGTTGTGGAGCGCAACCGGCGATATTACAACGACCTTATTACGCTGGCCGATGTGACGAAGCCTGACCGGCTGGTAGACGCCTCCGATATCGACGCGATCCGCAGGCAGACGCTCGGAGAATTCCGAAATCTGACGCAATCTTTGGGGTTTTTAGTGGACAGTGGCCAGAGAATGCTTCCGCCTGCGCAAGCATATCAGTGGGCCCTAAATTCGTCAACGCTGCAAATTCAGAGCGGGTCGATCAGCTATAATCAGGCGATTGCCAACGCCGTCAAGCAGCTGGCAGAAAGCGGAATCAAAGTCGTAGACTGTGAGAGCGGCCACACAGATCAAATCGACGTGGCCGCCCGCCGGGCCGTTATGACGGGCGTGGCGCAAATCTGCGACAAGTATTCCGACCAGTCGGCGGAATATCTGGATACCCGGTATTTTGAGATCACAGCCCACTCCGGCGCACGAGACAAGCCCGGCCCGTCCCCGTGGTCGAGCCACAAGGGTTGGCAAGGGAAAATTTATTATAAAAGCGAAAACGGAGAGCCTGACCCGATTGGGCAGTACAAGGATCTCGTGGAGACGACCGGCTACGGCTATGTAGACGGCTTGACCGGCGCAAACTGCCGGCACTATAAGCATGCCTATATCCCTGGCGTCATGGAGCCTACCTATACCGAGGAGCAGCTGGAACACATTGATGATGGTCTTGGCTGCGAGTTTGACGGGAAGAAATATACCGCATACGAAGCGACCCAGATGCAAAGACGGCTCGAACGGTCGATTCGCAAACAGAAGCGTTTGAAAAACGCCTATAAAGCCTCCGGGCTTAAGGACGAAGAGACTGCTGCCACAGCCAAGCTGCGCCGCCTGAACACGAAATACCATGATTTCAGCAAGGCCGCAGGGCTGCCGGAGCAGCCGGAGAGAATGAAGGTGTTATATGATTGACGAAAAACTGAAAGCCGCCATCGAGCGGGCGCTTGCCGCCGGATTCCGCGTTCAGCTGAAGCGCATGAAGGACGGAACAGTCAAGGCGCAGATCATCAAGGCGGAAGAGCTGAAAAAGTAATACAGATACCGCAGCACAATTGAGTGCGCGGGATGGCACGATGAGCCAACTACTGAGATTTTCTTAGTGGTTGGCTCTTTTTGTTTCGGTAAAAACCGCATGAGCGGGATTTATACAAAAAATTGGCTATCTGCAAGCCTAAAAGTGCAGGCGGGAGGTCATGGCGACGACCTAAAAAGCCTATCCCGTAAGGAGAAACCATGAAAAAAGAAGAATTGCTGAGCATTGGCCTGACAGAGGAGCAGGCGGACAAGGTTTTTGCCATGAACGGCAAGGACATTGAGAAGCACAAAAAGGCCGCAGAGGACGCAAAGGCGGACAAAGAGGCCGTGGAAAAGCAACTGGCCGACCGCAACAAGGACATCGAAGACCTGCGGAAGTCCAGCGGGGACGCTGAGAGCGTTCGCAAGCAACTCGAAGACCTTCAGGGACGGTACACCAAGGAAACCGAAGATTACAAGGCGCAGCTGGCAAGCCGGGACTACGCCGACGCCATGAACCGCGCGATTACGGCCAAGGGCGTCAAGTTCTCTTCCAAAGCCGCCGAGAAAGCTTACCTTGCAGACCTCAAGGAGAAACACCTTGAACTGAAAGACGGCGAGCTGACCGGCTTCGACGAGTGGCACAAGGCTCAGCTCGAAGCAGATCCGACTGCGTTTCAGGCAGATAAGCCCACGCCCACATTCGTCAAGCCCGTCGGCCAGGGCGGCGCACCGGCGGCAAAGAGCAAGGGCGCAATGTACGCGCAGCAGTTCAACGCGCAGTTTGCGCAGACACCAAACAAGGAGTGATTTGAAAAATGTCTATCGTTGTAAACACAAAAGCAGAAGTCAGGCCGAATTTCCTCGAAAGCGAAGTCGGCCTCGTCCTGAAAACCCGTGAAATCCCCGCGTCGATGGGCGTGCAGGACGGCAAGTACAAGATCGTAAAGGCCGGTACGCCGTTCCCGTCCGACAACTCGAACGCAGTCGGCATCGTGTTTGAGGATATCGATGTGACGGACGGCAATATGCCCGGCTCCGTGATGGTCGCGGGCCGTGTGCTGGCAGACCGCCTGTCGCTGGCCTCCGCAGCAAAGACCGCGCTGTCCGGCAAGGGCTTCACATTTGTTGATGCGCCGGAGATCGCGCGCGGCTATACCGTGACCTACGACAAAAACGACGGCAGCGGCACGCCGCCCGTCGACGAGAACGTCTACACAGAGGGATCCTATGCCGACGTCTCGACCGAATACCCGTTGACCAAGAGCGGCAACACCCAGACCGGCTGGAGCACGTCTAAGGGCGGCGAAGCTGTTTCCAAGGTCGAAATGACCGGCAATGTGACCCTGTACCCCGTGTGGACTACGGCCTAAAGAAGGAGGAAAAACACCATGCCTGACATTCTTGAACTGATTTCCGACGCTGACCGTCTGGATTTCTCGCAGAACATTTCCGTCGCGCGCCCGGCCTACCTCGGAGACCGGCTGTTCCCGGATCAGAAAACCGAAAGCCTGAAAGCCGAGTACCTGCGCCTTGCAAACGGCGCGCAGATCCCCACGATGGCGACGGTCCACGCCTTTGACACCGAGGCAGAGATCGCCACGCGACCGGCACTCGAAAAGACTGAGGTCGAAAAACTGTTTATCAAGCGCAAGATCAACCAGTCCGAGCGGGTGCAGCTGCTCAACGAAAACGGCGTATATGCCGACAGCGCGATCGTGAGCTATGTCTTTGACGATATGCGCTTGATGGCTGATGCGGTCAAGGTCAGGACCGAGGTCGCGAAGATGGAAGTCATCGCGACCGGCAAGATGACCATCAAGGAAAACAATCTCAACATGACCGTCGATTACGGCGTTCCGTCCGCAAACACCGGCTTCAAGATCGACTTCGGCGCAGACGCTGATATCATCGGACAGCTTCAGGCCATCGCAGATCAGGCGGCGGCATCCGGCCACGCGCTGAGCGAAATGGTCGTCGGTACGAAGATCCTGCGTAAGCTCGCGTCCAACAAGGGCATTCAGACCCTCGTGTACGGCACGGTCGGCGCTGGTACATATGTCACCACAGAGAAACTGCGCAGCCTCTTTACCGAGCTGTTCGGCTTCGGCCAGATCACGACCAACGACCAGCGCTATAAGGCGCAGGCTGCAAATGGCGCGGAAAAGACGTGCCGCTTCTTCCCGGAGGACAAGGTTGCATTCCTGTCCAATGGTACGGCCAAGTCCTTCGGCGTTGGCCTGTGGGGCGTGACGCCGGAAGAAAAGGGCTATGGTCCGTACACCGACAAGAGTGCACAGCAGTATATCACCATTACCCAGTGGGAAACGCCAGACCCGAAGACCACCTGGACAAAGGCAAGCGGCCTGTTTATCCCGGTCGTGCCCGATCCTTACGGCCTGTTCATCGGCGCAGACGTCAGCAAGTAAAATCGAGCCTCCGCGCCTGCGTGACGGGTGCGGAGGCTGACCGGAAGGAGGGCGCAGCATGATCTACGCCGATTATGAGTTTTACGCGACCGTGTACCGCGGGACAGCGCTGGATGAGGAGCAGTTCTGCGGCCTCGCCCGCAAAGCGTCGGCTTATGTCGATTACATCACCATGAGCCGCGCGCGCTCCGCTGCCGGGGATAAGCTCGAAGCAGTCCAGAACTGCGTCTGCGCGCTGGCCGAGCTGGAGCAGGACGCCGGGAAGCTGGACAGCCTCGTCTACACGACCGACAGGCCGGTATCGAGTGAGACGGTAGGCGGCTGGTCGCGAAGCTTTGGTTCACGAAATCTGTCCCAGGCAGATATGCAGCGGACAGAGACACGCCGCCGTGAGATCGTGCTGGCGTACCTCGGACCGACCGGATTACTCAAAGCAAGGGGGTATGGGCCGTGTCCATGTTCCCCCACACCGTAACCATCTACAACGTCTCGCAGGAGACAGACCCGGCGACATTCAAGGACGTGGAGAAAACCTACATCACCGTCCTGCGCGGCGTTCTGCTGGAAGCCTCCAAGGCGGCCAACGTCCGCCAGAGCGGGCTTGAGGGCGCGGATGCGGTGAATCTTTACATCCCGTTCTCTGCGCCCGCCGTAGACGGCGTGGCAGGCACAGAAAAGCGATACGTCGGCCCGCAGGAATTCTGGCGGGCAGCCGATAAAAACGGAATCTGGACGCTCTCCACGGACGGCAACGGCGGAACGACATTTTTTATTAAGGGTGAAGTCGTGGAGCCGGACAAGACCGAGCAGGCGCTTGAAATGCTCTATGACGACGTTTACAAGGTCACAAAGGTCGATATGAAGGACTTCGGAAGCCAGGACATGAGACACTTCGAAGTCGGAGGGGCCTAATATGCTGAAATTCAGCGTAAGGGCAGACGGCTTTGATGAATTGCATGAGGCAATCGCGCAGGCGTGTACCAAAGCGGAGCATATTGTCGCACTTCAGGCAAGAAAGGACACAGCCCCGTATGTGCCATTCTTGACCGGTTCCCTCGACCGCAGAACACAGGTGGAAGGGAATGCGATTATCTATCCCGGCCCATACGCAAGGTTCCTGTACTACGGGAAAGTCATGGTAGACCCGGATACCGGAAGCACCTACGCACCGAAAGGCGGGACAAAGGTACTGACCGACAAAAATCTTGTGTTCAACACGTCAGGACACAATCAGGCGCAATCGCATTGGTTCGAGGCGTCAAAGGCTGAAAATCTTGATAAATGGCTTCGTGTAGCGGACAAGGCGGTGAAGAATGGACTCTGAAAAGCAAAAAAGGCTGGTATCTGCGGAGGAAGAACAGGATATCTCCCGAAAGATGATGATCTGGGCAAATTCCTTCTCGGACGACGACATACCGGCCGCAACGATTAATTATGAATTCCTCGCCGCCGACTCGGCGAGTATGGCCCTGTCCACCATTCAGGGCGCGTACATCACACGAAAATTCATCCTCGGAGGGCACGAGGCGGAATATCAATTCAAGATCATCGCCCGCATCAAGCCCGGAAACAGCAACGACAAGCGCCTGAAATGCGACGCCATGCTGAACCGCTTCGGGGATTGGGCCATGCAGAACCCGCCGGATTTGGGCGACGGGATGCGCGTCCGGCGCATGGAAGCTGTCAGCCGCTCGGCCCTGTTCGCCCGGTATGAGGACGGCACAGAGGATCATCAAATTCTAATGAAACTGACATATGAGGTGATTTAACTATGGCAAATAAATACACAATCGCGGCAAAAAACGGCGAGAGCGCAGTCCGTGAAATGCTGATTACCGCTCTGGACACCAGCGACAGCACCACATCGAAGTGGTCGGCGATGGGCGTCAAGGTGACGGAGAGCTCCATCAACTACGATTGGGGGCAGGAAACGAAGAAGGACATTCTGGGGCACGTGTACACGAACGCACAGACACCAGAAATGACACAGAGCTTTTCCGGCAGTGAGATTGTAGGCGGTGACGACGTGATGAACCATCTGCTCAATCTTGCAGTCGTGGAGAAGGACCATGCCGCTCTGGTAAATCAGAAATGCCTGATCATCCACACATACCTGCAGGACTCCGCAGGGAAGTCGTTTGCAGAGCAGTATGACGCCTGCGCGGTGCTCGTCACGACAGACGGAGGCGAGGGCGGCGGCGTTCTTGCTTCGGACATTGAAGTGACATACGGCGGAAACAGGACAACAGGAACCGCAGCGCGCGGTTCGGATGGAACCATCACGTTCACGCCGGATTCGGATTAAGGAGGCTGCATAAATGCCTGAAATCAAATTTGAAACCGGTATCGTATCGTTCAAGCTGAACGACGCGGCGGAAGTCTCCTTCAACCCGACCGACAGCGCATTTGTCGAACAGATCTTCAACACCTTTGACGAGCTGGACAGGAAGCAGGAGGCGTATAAGGCCGAAGTCGACCACTGCGCGGACAAGAAGGAGATTTTCGCCATTGCCCGCCGCCGCGACGCGGAAATGCGGGACATGATCGACGGTCTGTTTGCCAAGCCTGTCTGCGCAGACCTGTTCGGCACTATGAACGTCTACGCGCTGGCCGACGGCCTGCCAGTATGGTGCAACCTCATGCTGGCCGTGATCGATCAGATCGACACGAGCTTCGCGGCAGAGCAGAAGAAGACCAACCCGAGGATTGCAAAATACACAGCAAAATGGAAAAAGTGATCTGGGCGCTGCCGACCACGGTCGACGTGAACGGCACAACGTATCCGATCCAATCTGATTACCGCGCAATCCTCGATATCCTCGTAGCCCTGACAGACAGGGAACTGGACGAGCAGGATAAGGCGGAAGCGGCGCTGACCATCTTCTATCCAGGATTCGACGAAATGCCCGTCAGCGACTATCAGGAAGCCCTGAACCAGTGCTTCCGCTTCATCGACCACGGGCAGGAGAATCGAGAGAAGAGAAAGCAGCCAGAGATCATGTCATGGGCGCAGGACTTTGATCTCTATATTGCGCCTATCAACCGAATCGCGGGCTGCGAGGTCAGGGCGCTGGAATACCTGCATTGGTATTCGTTTCTATCGTACTATCAAGAAATCGGAGATTGCCTGTATGCACAGGTGGTTTCTATCCGCGATAAAAAGGTCAGAGGGAAGAGCCTCGACAAACAGGAGAGGGATTTCTACCGGCGCAACCGGGATATCGTCGATCTGAAGACAACATACTCGGAGGCCGAAGCCGACCTGCTTGCCGTATGGGGAGTCGGGACAAAAAACAGCCGCCCCGGTTAAGGGGCGGCAGCAGGAAAAACTTATTTTTTATACTCGAAAACGATTTCGCTACCCCAGAAGCTTGGAGAGAATCGAATCTCGATCTCACTCCAATCCTGCGGCGCTTCATATCCGACGACACCTTTCATTTTCTTCCCGGCGGCAATCGTGCCGTCAAGCTGCGGCTCGTCGGAACTCATCATGGCGGTGAGGCTGAGGCTGGTTGTATAGCCATCAATGTAGCTTTCGAATGAAAGCATGGTGCTGGACGCAATATCGCGGGATGAATTGTTTTCAATCTCGAATTCGCACAGAACAAAGACCTTTCTATCATCCGGCGAGACGTAATTTTGGCCGGAATTCTCGGTAACACTGAGCAACGTGACCGCCACGCCGTCTAGAACGACCTGGTCCCCAACGCCAAATGTTTCAGGCCCGGAATCGGATTGCTGCGGCGGCTGCTGCGAAGAAGAAACTGAGGTTCCGACCTTTTCCGGCTTGGAGGACGATCCGCAGGAAGCAAAGGCCGCGCCAATAAAGACGAAAAGACAGAGGAATACGATTAAAGCCGTCAGGCAACCGCTGGGACGTTTCGCCTGCTTCTTGGTTTTTAGCCCGCCAACAACGTCAACGCGGTTCGAGGCGTTGATTTTGATGGTAAAAAAAGCATTATGCTGCCCTTCGGCAATGGTAAAGGATATGGTTTTATCCAGACGGCGATACCGGTAAAAAGAAAGTTCGTGCTGGCCCGGAGCGGCCACGGCTCGAAGTTCTTCGCCGTTTTTCAGCGTGCCGACATCACAGCCATCCAATGCAACGCCGACGGTCAGGCCAGAACCGTAAAAAGAATTGTCCCGGCTGATTTGGATAATGCAATCACTCATATTTCTTCCCTCCTTACTTGGAAGATAACACAAATAATGACAAAAATCAACCGAAAAGGTGGTGAAAATATGGCAGATGGAAAAATTGTGATCGCCGTCGACGCGGACGCGAAAAAGGCGCAGAAGGAGCTTGATACGCTGTCCGCGAAAATCGACAAGATGGAAGCCAAGCTAAACGAGGATACCAGAACGCAGAGCGGGCTTAAAAAGGAGCTGGACGCTGCGCTTCAGTCCGCAAAGCAGACGGAAGACGCGCTGAAATCGCTCCGCTCGGAGGCTGACCGCCTAAAGGGCATCACGTCCGGAAGCGCTTCGGCTAATCCAGCGGAGTACATAGACGCTTATTCTCGACAGGCGGAGGTTGCTGCGCAGATCAAAGAGCAGGAACAGCTGCTGGTGCAGCAAAACAAAACGGCGGAAAAGCTTGGGAGTCAATATGCAAAGATCACCGACAAGGTGATAAACCAGACTGCTGCGCTTGACGCTGCAAAGGCTAAAGCCGGAGAGCTGGTGCAGCAGATCACGAACGCCAGCGGAGCCTCGGCTAAAATGGCGGAGGTATCGGCGAGCGTCGAAAAGAGCATGAACAAATTCGGAAGAAGATTAAGCGGGGTACTAAGGAGCGCGCTGATCTTTACCGTCCTGTCCCGCGGCCTTTCGCAGCTGCGTAGCTGGCTCGGCGAGACAATCATGCAGAACGAAGCCGCCCGCGCATCTATTGCGCGACTGAAGGCCGCCCTTTTGACACTTGCGCAGCCGATCCTAGAAGTTGTGATCCCGGTTTTTGTGAAGCTGGTCAACATTCTGGCACAAGTCGTGACGGCAATCGCAAAGTTTTTCGGTATGCTGTCCGGGAAAAGCTGGAGCGCGCAGGTATCTGCCGCGAAGGGACTGAACGCCGAGAAAGAGGCGCTGGAGGGCGTAGGTTCTGCCGCAGAAGACGCGAGCAAGAGCATGGCAAGCTTTGACGAGATCAACCAGATCACCAGCAATCAGGCCTCCGGAGGCGGCGGGGCGAGCGGAGCAGGCGCTTCGAGCGGGATCACGCCGGATTTCTCCAATCTGGATCTTGCCGAAGACAAACTGAACGACATTCTTGGCATTGTCGGGGCAATCGCTGCAGGTCTCCTTGCGTGGAAGATCGCCAGTATGTTTACCGACGACCTCGGCAAGATCGGCGGCATCGCGCTCGCTGCGGCTGGCGCGTTCGCGCTCGTCTATTTCTGGCTGGACGCATGGAACAACGGAATCGACATGACAAACTTCCTCGGTATGCTCGGCGGTCTTGCGGCGCTTGCGGGTGGACTCGCCCTTGCGTTTGGGCCGACCGCTGCGGCAATCGCTCTCGTGGTAGGTGGCCTTGCGATGTTAGTCGTCGGGATCAAAGATGTGATCGAAAACGGCTTTACGCTGGAAAACACACTGACAATCATCGCTGGACTGCTTGCCGCCGGTATCGGGATCAGCATCCTGACGGGTAGCTGGATTCCGCTGCTGATCGCCGCAATTGCATCGATCCTTGTTGCACTTGTCTCTTTTACAGGGCACGGCGAGGAGCTGATCAACGGACTGAAAGATGTTGTGTCCGGATTCGGAAAGTTTTTCAAGGGCATCTTTACCGGCGACATGAAACTTGCGTTAGAGGGTGCAAAGCAGATATGGAGCGGGCTGAAGCAGACGTGGAACGCCGTCGTAAATTCCATCAGGGACGCATGGAGCGCGTTTGTCGATTGGTTAAAGCAAAAAAATCCGGCCCTCGCCGCAATATTTGAGACAATTGGGAAAAAGTTTTCCGATCAGTACGAGGCGTGGAAAAAAATCCTGAAAGGACTGATCACCTTCCTGACCGGCGTGTTCACCGGAGATTGGAAGAAAGCGTGGAACGGCGTCCTTGACATTCTGAAAGGCGTCTGGAATCTCGTAATCGGCACAATAGAGGGCGGAATTAACTTCATCATCGACGGCATCAACCTACTGCTTTCGGCGCTGAATAAAATTCATTTCGAGATTCCGGATGGTGTACCGCTGATTGGCGGGAAAACCATTGGAATCAACATTCCGCCAGTGTCGCGCGTCCAGCTCCCTCGTCTCGCCTCCGGCGCGGTCATCCCGCCGAACCGGGAATTCATGGCCGTCCTCGGCGACCAGAAGAGCGGGACGAACATCGAGACGCCGCTTTCCACGATGGTGCAGGCATTCAAACAGGCCATGACCGAGACCGGCGTAGCGGGAAGCAGACAAATGACGGTTATCTTCCAGCTTGACCGGCGTGAGCTTGGCCGCACGATCTATCAGCTGAACAACGAAGAGACGCAGCGCGTCGGCGTGAAGCTGGCGGGGGTGAAGACATGAGAAGCGCACTGAGCCTTGATGGCAAGGCGTATTACAATCTGCACGTCGTAAGCTGCAAGCGGTCGTTCTCCGTCCTAGACGGCGACAATGCCGGGCGCGTTATGACCGGCGCGATGACCCGTGATATTATCGGCACGTATTACAACTACAGCCTTGAAATTGATCCTGTATCGTCAGACCCGGAGGAATACGATGATTTTTATGAGAGCATTTCTGCCCCGGTCGACAGCCACGTGCTGACCGTCCCATATGCGCAGGGGACTATGACCTTTGACGCCTATGTAGCAAACGGCGACGATGAGCTCGCCGGGAGCTACGACGGGCGCAATGATTGGGGCAATCTGACGATCAATTTTGTCGCCATGAAGCCCAAGAGGACGCCGGTATGAGTGTACGCGTGATCTATGAGGACGTAGCGGTAGGCGCAGCAGCGGCGGCAAGCGTTGCAAGCACCGCTGCGCAGCCCTTCTCCGACCTTCCGGAACTGCCGTATGGCACAGAGTCGGTGATCGTCGCAACAAACGAGCTGAACCAGTGGATGCTGGACGGCTCCCGCCCAATCCTCACGACCGAGCGGGCGGCTTTCTGGTCTGCCAAGCCGAGCAAAGCAGACTGCACCTTCGACGCAAACCCGACGCTGACCATCACGCTGGACGGCACGTTCGCAAGCTCCGGCATTTACCTCTATTTTGACGGTGGCACCGGCGACTATTGCAGCGCCCTGACCATGACGTGGTACAACGGAGAGACAACCGTCGCGTCGCAGGACTTCACGCCGGACGGCCAGAAGTATTTCTGCGCAAAGCCCGTCACTGGATACAACAAGCTTGTGATCGAGCTGAAAAAGACGAGCCTGCCGTACCGGTACGCGAAACTCAGACAGATCTTCTTCGGCATCGTCCGGGAGTTTGAGCGGGAAGACCTGCGCAGCGTCACCGTCACCGAGGGCGTTAGCGTGATTTCCGACGACGTAGAGATTAACACGCTGGATTTCACGCTCGACAATTCGGACGATATCGATTTCATCTTCCAAGAGAAGCAGCCCGTCAGCGCATACGACGGCGCAAAGCTGATCGGCGTGTTCTACATCAAGAGCTCGTCCCAGTCGAGCGCCCGGCTCTATGATGTCTCCTGCCAGGATGCGCTCGGCGTTCTGGACGATGAGCCTTTTGCGGCGGCAATCTATAGCGAGAAAAACGCAAAAGAGCTGATAAGCTCGATCCTCGGCACGCATTTCACGCTGGATTTTGACGCGGCGCTGGAGAACGAGACAGTAACTGGCTATATCCCAGACTGTACCAAGCGCGAGGCGCTTCAGCAGATCGTCTTTGCCCTGCGCGCGACCATCGATACAAGCGCGTCGCGCGGCGTGCGCGTCAGGAGGCTCACAGCGTCTTCGCCCGCCGATATTCCGCTTGAGCGGACATACACCGGCGGCAGCGTAGAAACGGCGGCAGTGGTCACGGAGGTGCGCGTGACGGCACATAGCTATTCGACGTCAGGCAGTGGGGAAAGCGTAGAGGTTGGCGGAACGACCTACTATCATACGACGTCGGTAACGTCCAAGACGAATCCGAACGCCACCACGCAGACCAAGCCGAACGTCATTGAGGTGCGCGATGCGACGTTGGTAAACAGCGAAAACGTAGCCACCATTGCGCAGCACATTTATGATTACTATATGCGCCGCCAGACACACAGTGTCCGCATCGTCATGGACAAAGAGGCTCCCGGCGATTACGTGCGCACCACAACGCCGTGGGGCACGAAGATCACCGGCACGATCACCAGCATGAGTATTCGCCTCAGCGGAATCGCGGCGGCAGAATGCAAGATTATCGGCACATAGAACGGAGGTGCGGCATTTGGTACAGGGAGATTCGTATAACCTTAGTGTTACCATCAAGAATAAAGGGCAGCCGCTGGACATTGCAAGCGTTGAAAAGGTGGAGATTTCTCTGCTTTATCTGCAAAAGAGCTATCCGGGAGAGATCGGATACGAGGACGGAAAGTTTCTGTTTCCCCTCACCCAGCAGGAGACCTTTCGGCTCCCGAAGCTCTGCCAGATGCAGGTGCGCGTGAAATTCAAGAGCGGTGACGTGATTGGCTCGGAGATCAAGCAGATCGACGTTGCGCACGCGCTTTCAAAGGCGGTGTTGTGATGGGCGGCATTGAATTTGAACTCAAGAACCGCGATCCGATCGACGTTTCCTTTAACGTTTCCGTGCGTGCTGGCGGCGGCTCTGGCGGCGGAGGCATTGCATCGGCGCAGATCGATGAGATCCGCGTGCTGAAAAAATCGGACTATGACGCGCTGGACAAAAAGGACGCGCGGACACTGTATCTGTTGGAGGGATAACATGCTGGCAGTTGGAATCAAACGCATTCTGGAGCTGTTCATCGGCTCCATGGGCATCAAATCCGCCCGCTTGGGCACAGAAACCATCTACGAAAGGCCTGGCGGCTTTTTGTACATCGAACTCACAAGCGAAGAAAGGGGATAAATCCAGATGGCAAGTTTTTTCAATCTGACACTTGATACGCTGGCACCTGCCGGCCTATCGCTGATCCTGAACGACGGCGCGCAGTACGCGACCAGCGCGACCGTCACCGCGAAGATCTCAGTCACCGACGCCGCGACGACCGGCTACCAGATGAAGATCTGGGGCACAAAGGCGGCGGCAAAGGAAGCAGATGCGTCGTGGGAGACGTTCGCCGCAACAAAATCCATTACGCTCCCGGACGGCGACGGCCTGAAGACGATCTATGTAAAGGTGCGCGACGACGTCGGCAACGAATCGACTGCGGCCAGCGACTCCATCACGCTCAACACCTCGATCCCCGCCGTGACCATCACCGGCCCCGACAAGAGCCGCATTTCCAAGGTCACGGGCTACGACGCAGCGGCGTTCTCCTTCGTCTGCGACGTGGACTTCGAGGAATACACCGTCCGCGTCGTCCCGGCGACGAGCAGCCTGCACACGGCGGGCACGCAGATCCCGACGACGGGCGGCTCCACCAACGTCAGCGGCACAGAGGGCGGCTACAAGAAGAACACCGCCATCAACGTCACCATCAAGGGCGCGGATCTCGAAGCAGCGTCCTCCGGCGACGGCGTGAAGATCGTGAAGGTCTTCGTCAAAAACGCCGCCGGGACGTGGAGCGCCGCGTAATGGCCGCGCCAGAGCTGACATTCTCCATCACGGGCAACAAGATATCGGCAGTCTCGGGATTCGACTCGATCACCGTCACATTCTCGTCGGACATCGCCTATACGGCTTTTGAGTGCCGCGCGACGAAGTCCGGCGAGGATTGGGGCCGCGGGAAGGGCGCTTTGATCGCGTCCTTCTCACAGACCCCGGCGGGCACGCAGCGCACCTTTGAGGTATACGACGATTTCCTGCTTTCCGGAGACGGAGAATACAGAATTTCGCTGTTCGCGCAGGGCGCGGACGGCAGCTGGAATGACAATTATGGATTTATCCCGTCCGGACAGTCGCAGACCATGAAAACGGCTGACGGAGAGGATTTCCTGTGCATGAAGGAGTGATCGCATGGCGTACAACAGCCAGTATACCGGCGCGCAGATCGACGAGGCCATCGGCGACGTGCGCGAAAACAAAGCCGAATGGAGCGGCAAGCAGGACGTGCTTTTGCCTTCCGGGGCGAAGGTCGGCGACCTTATCAAGGTCAAGGCGGTGGACGCCAGCGGAAAGCCGACAGCCTGGGCCGTGGCTGTGGCAGGCACGGACTACCTCAAAACCGCCCCTGTCACGTCCGTCAACGGCAAAACCGGAGCTGTCACGGTGCGCGAAGTGCCAGCTGTAACCACTACCGATAATGGAAAATTTCTACGCGTGGTCAACGGCGCGTGGGCGGCTGTAACAATCCCTGATGCGAATGGGGTGAGTTTCTGATGGCGGAATATTTGACGAATACGGCTGACCTGACAAAGGTTGCATCAGCTATCCGGGAGAAGAGCAGCATCTCTGACCCACTGGTCTACCCGGACGGCTTCGTGTCGGCCATTCAGGCGATTCCGCAGAAAACGATACTGTTAGCATCTAATATTGCTATTGAGGATGGCGTTTTGACGTTCTCAGTTGATAGGCGAGATTATGAATACGGTATATGTAATTTTATGGTCATTGAGCAAGTGGCTAACCCAATATACAAGCTGGTCTTATGGAAGAATGATAACAATAGCAATAAATACAGCTCTATTAACAGCACAAGTAATGGTTATGTGCTGGGTACAAATTTTGTGACTGTCACTTTAACAACAAAATCCGTAGATTTTATAGTCAATACTGGCGACTCTGGCGGCAATTTTTATATAGGGAAGATGAATGTATATGGTTGGAGTAACTAAAACAGGTTTTGCAGTAATAGGTGGAAGTAGATCTCTTGGCACTAATCATGCTACGTCTGACATAGACTTGCTGATTGTGTCTGGAAGCCAAAGGAAAATTGAAAACAAAGATGGTTACAACATCATCTATTGGCCAGCTGATCAATTCATCTCGGCTTTCTCAAACGCAGAAAATGGTTACTCTCATATCTATCAATTCTTATATCCGGAAGATTTCTTATCGACTGGGGAATTGACCGATTGGGTTAAATCAAACCGCGATAGTATTATTGCCGAGAACAGAGACGTACTATATCACACAATATCGTCTTATTTCTTCGCCATAGAGAGCAAGTTGACCATATATTACAAAATTGCGATCAAAAGAGTCGTGTATATCATGTGCTATGGTAAAATGCTTTGCTCCTATGCAGACGGTATTAATTTAAGTGATTGTTTCTGTGCTAAAGGTGAGTGGAGAAATACACTTTTAAAAGCTCTAAACAATCGACTAACATATGATGAAGTTGCATCCATCGTGTCGGAGCTTCATGAGAAAATCCAAAGCGTATCATCATTCTTTGAGCCGACAGCATCCAAAAGTGTTACCAATGAGTTGAAAGAAAGATTCCTAACTTCTGAGTTCATGAACTATAACGAGTTAAAAGAAGGAGGACTGATTCCAATGGGCGCTGCACTGCCACTCACAGATGCAGAAACAGCGGTAAAAATTTTACTTGGGGAGACAGATTGATGAGTTACACAGAAAGAGCTAGAGCATTACGCCCCTATATCGAAAAAGCGGCTACTAACCTAACTGACGAGGATGCGCTACAGGCAGTAGAGCTATTCCCACAGTGGGTAGTAGGGCATACTTATGTGGTAGATGAGCGGCTACAATATAATGGCGTATTATATCGCGTGGTTCAGGCGCATACCTCACAGGCAGACTGGACACCTGATATTACACCGGCGCTGTTCGTAGTCGTTTCACTGGATGAATGGCCAGAATTTGTGCAACCTACTGGTGCACATGATGCTTACAAAAAGGGCGACAAAGTGACGTTCAATGGAAAGCATTACATTAGTTTGATTGACGCGAATGTATATTCGCCATCGGCATATCCGGCTGGTTGGCAGGAACAGGCGTAAATTTGAGAATATGGGAGGAAACATGGAGCCTCATTATTGCAAATACGCCTACCGCAAAAACGGAGACGTGAGCTTGCATTGCCGGTATCTGACGGAAAAAGGGGCGAGGCAGGGAAAAAGGCCGACTGGACAGACGCGGCCTTTGTGCCGATCTGATCGCGCGGAAGGGAGAAAACTATGGGCACCAAAACCATCATCGACAACCTCGTCACCGACCGGACGCAGGCGGATGTGGAGCGCGTCAAGGCGCTTGCCGCGAAGGGCTTTGCTGCCATGACGGCCGACGAGCAGGCGGAATGGCTGGCCGGGATGAAGGGTGCGTACAACGCCGCTGATCTCAATCGCGTGGGAACAGCCCTGAACTATCTGGCGGGACGCCTCGCCTCAATCTGCGGGAAGAGCATTGCGTGGACGGCAAAGACAGATTGGGCCGTCACGGACATTATAACGGCCTCACAGGCGGCGGAATACCGGCGGCAGATACAGAACATCCGCGACGCGCTCACGTATCCTGCCGGGACGCCGGACGCGCCGCAGCTGGGCCGCCTGACCTACACCGATGCAAACAACATCGAGCGCATCCTGAAACTCTGCGAAGACTTAATCGTCAACATTGCAAAATCTTTTCGCCACACCGGCGCGGCGGAGTGCGCCGCAGGAGGATTACTCACATGAAAGATAGGCAGCCAACACAGGTTTTAGCCAACGGCGCGATCCGCTACGGCGTCTATAATGCCGACGGCACGCTCAACCACTACGAATACCTCAAGCGCGAGGACGCGCCCACCGTCGAGGGCACGCCTCTCAACAAGGCAAATCTGCTGTCCGACGCCACCGCCGCCAAGCTCTGGCCGAACGCAAGCACGAGGCCGGAGGACCCGACCGTCAACGACGCGCTTGTCGAGTTGCAGAAAGGCACGTCGAAAGTGGGTGATATCCTCATGTCGGTCCGCGCAAAGCCGTCCGACGCATGGCTGCTCTGCAATGGGCAGGCCATCACAAAGTCTACGTATCCAAAACTATTCGACATTTTACGGCCTGCGGCGTCTCCGGCCCCGTGGACAAGCAAAAGCATAACAGGTGTCGATAGAGATACGTCTTGGATAAAGTACACAAACGGGAAATGGTTCGCCTTTGCTTACGATAGCTCGAATGCAAAAATGCATATGTATGTATCGGATGATGCAGACACATGGGCGGACTATCCGTTCAACCCCGAACTTGGAAGCAACGAATATATTGACGGTGTTGCAATATGCTATCATGAACTGAAAAACGTTTATTGCATGGCTATCGTACACGCAACTTCTTCAACAAGCAACTACTGCACATCCTACACAATTTCAGAAGACTTGCAAACCGTGACAGAAGGAGGATGGATATGGAGCAGCGGCTCCTCTAGGTGCTCCAAGTTGGAATTATACGTCTCAAGCTACGGCAATGTGTATTGCGTAAGATACACGTACCAAACTGCCAATGGCGGTGCTTACGCGGATGCGTTTAAAGATACTGGCACATTCAACTGGAGCAGAATTTACTACGTAGACGCAGCAAGCTACGACGAAAGCACAGGGCATTTTTGCTGGACGGATGACAGAAATATTTATTCGGCAGAAGAATTGGGAGGAAATAGCGCGGAATATCTAATAGGGACAATTCCAAACGCAGTTATTCCGAGCAGCATACAAAAGAGTGCAATACACAAGTACATCTGCGCGGCCACAAATACAATAATTGCGATATATCAGGATGGGGGGCTAAAGTACGCTTACACAATCGATAATAGTACGACTTGGCATAGTGGGGCCGAAGTAATCTCCGCAAACTCAGCAGACTACATAGATCTCACATACGGGTTCGAGTTTGTGGCTGGGTTCCTGCTATTTACGGCCCGCCTAGACGGCGGAAGCACTCGATATATTTGCAGCGCTTCAGACCCGGAAGATCAAATATACAAGACTGCCGGTATTTTCAGCGGCGCACTATCGCCTGCTGCTTTGGCAGCGAATCCGCCAACTGCCGGAGCGATATCCATATGTAATTATGGAGACTTGGCGAAACCGGTACCGACGATTGTAGCTGACAGCCGCAGCCACGCCTATATCAAGGCGCTGGAGGAATAAGCAATGCGGGACAGGATCGGAACAAACAACCTTGCAAACGGCGCCGTTCGGTACGGGGTGTATGACGCGGGCGGGAATCTGCTGCGGTATGCATGGCTCCGCCCGGAAGACGAGCCGCTGGAAGCCGGGACGCCGCTCAACAGAGAAACGCTACTGTCGGCCGAAGCGGAAGCCGTTATATGGCCCGCGAGCGGGAAACCTGCGAATCCAACTGTGAATGATGCATTTGGCAAGATCACAGGGGCAAAGGAGGTCGGAGATATTCTGACAACCGCCCGCGTGCTCTCTGCCCCGTGGCACGCGTGCGATGGCTCAACCTTCGATCAGACGGCATACCCGGCCCTCTACGCAGCCCTCGGCGGCACGACGCTGCCGACGATCAGCTATTCCAGCGATACCACCACCTACATCAAAATGGCGGACGATTAGCCCGGCAAATAAAAGAGAAAGGTACAGAAAAATGGACACCAAGACCATCATCGTCACCCTCGTCTGCGCCGTGATCGGCTCGTCCGCGCTGACGGCGGTAGTAAACGCCGTCGTCGGCGCGATACAGAAAAAGCGCGGCAAGGCCACAACGCAGGAGGCGCATCTTGCAGAGATCGACAAAAAGCTCGGGAAAATGCAGGAGCATCAGGACGAGCAGTATCTGGCGATCCTCCGCCTCACGATCATGAGCGAGGAAATGCCAATGGCTGAACGTCTGATTGCCGGGCAGAAATACGTCACACTCGGCGGGAACGGCGACGTGAAAAAATTCCTGCACCAGCTGGAGGCGCAATGCGGGCATAGCAGTGCGCAATAAATTGGGAGGCAGATATGCGGGTAAAAGGCAAGTGGAGCAAGGGCGAAATGGCGCGAACAATTGTTTTGTATCTGCTCCAGCTTATCACGACGGTAATTGTCTGGGCATGCGCTCTGAAAACCGTCGCCGTCCTAATTGCAGTCATCCGCAGCCCGGAGCTCGGCGCGTCGGTCGACCTGTCCGACGTGCTCGGCTTTACCGGCTGGGCAACCATCACAGAGCTTGGCCTGCTTGCCTTCAAGCGGGTTTTTGCGAAGAAAAATGAAACAGTCGAATAGCGAAAGGAGTAATTACTTATGGACTACACACAGATCATCTCGGCAGTGATTGCGCTCATCAGCGCGCTCATTTCGGCATTTTTGATCCCGTGGCTCAAAACCAAGATCGACGCGGACAAGCTGCAAACGCTCCGCACTTACGTTGAGATCGGCGTAAAGGCGGCGGAGCAGCTGTACACCGCGACGGACGGCGCGGCGAAAAAGGCGTATGTTGTGAACTTCCTCGCCGAGAAGGGCATTCAATTTGATGTGGAAACGATCGATAAGCTGATCGAGGCCGCCGTGCTGCAGCTGCACCACGAGTTGTACGGGAGTGAGCGGGCATGAGCATCAAAATTGGGCAGGCCAGTCTTGGAGAAACCGGAGGCCGCAACCAGCAGCCAGGCAACCAGACCGGGCGGGAGCTGAATATCTCCAACTGGTACAATGGCTGCTGGCTCGGCGTTTTGCGCTACAAGAGCCGCAAAAAGGCCGAGCGGGCCGCACAGACGTGCGAGGCGGCCATTAAGAACCCGAACATCGGCTACGACATGGACGGCCGGAACACGGCATACGAGGCCGCCAGAGCCGTCAGGTGGGACGTGAGCAGGATCGCAAAGCCTGTGGAGACGGACTGCTCCGCGCTCATGATGCTCTGCGCCGTGGCCGCAGGCTGCGCGTCGGTCGAAGCGCTCTACCGTCGGCAGGGCAACAGCTGCACCACCTACTGTATGCTGCACGATTGGCCCGAAACGGGAGACTTCGAGTTGCTGACCGGCAGCAAGTATCTGACGACGGACGCCAATCTCCTGCGCGGGGACGTGCTGGTAAGCGAGGGCCATACCGTGATGGCCCTCGAAGATGGAAAAAATGCAGAGGAGGAAACCGAAATGGTAGAAAAGAGCAAGATCATCGTCGACGGAAAGGAAATCACCGTCGAACGCATCCTGAAAGACGGCACGAACTACGTCAAGGTGCGCGATCTGGCCGCCGCGCTGGATCTCGAAGTGAGCAACAAGGGCAATATCGCTGTGCTGAATCACAAGGAAAAGTAAGGAGGCGGGGCGTATGTCGCCGCAGGCGCGGGCCAAGCTGCCGCCAGAGCTGGGCCGCCTGACCCGCAAGGATATGGAGGCCGTGATCTATCAGGCCAATCTTGGCCGGGAAAATGAGAAGATCGCGCAGCTCTATTTTGTGGATAAGCTTCCCCAGGTAGACGTTGCAACAGAGCTGTTTCTGGGCCGCGCCACGGTCCAGCGCCGCCTGCCGGAGATCATGGCGCGGATGAAGGCCGCGTCCGGCAGTCTTCCAAACTGAGCGGAAATGATGCACAAGTGATACGCAGCTGAGGCACATCAAAACGCAAAAAAGCCCATACTGGACACATCAAAGGAGTGTTCGGTATGGGCTTTTCTTATTTCAATCCAAATCCCACCGGGCAGAAGGTCGGGGACTGCACCGTCCGGGCCATCGCAAAGGCGACCGGGAAGAGCTGGGACGAGGTGTATATCGGATTGTGCCTGCAAGGACTCATCATGGGAGATCTGCCGAGCGCAAACAGCGTATGGAGCGCCTACCTCCGGCAGCAGGGCTTTACCCGGAACGTAATCCCGAACACGTGCCCGGACTGCTATACCGTCGCGGATTTCTGCGCAGATCATCCGCGCGGCGTGTATGTGCTGGCGTTATCAAGCCACGTTGTGTGCGTGGAGGATGGGACGTATTTTGACACGTGGGATTCTGGGAGTGAAATTCCACTGTTTTATTGGGCAAAGGAGGAAACATGATGTTTGGACAACAGCCGTATGTGTATCAGCAGCCGATTTACAATCAGCCGCCCATGCCGCAGATGCAGGAGCCGCAGATGCAGATGCGTCCGCAGTATCAGCCCGCGCCGCAGATGCCGACTTATCAGCCGCAGCCACAGCAGCCGCAGAATCAGTCGATCATCTGGATCCCGAACGAGCAGGCGGCAAACGACTTTATCGTCGCGCCCAACAACGCGGTAACGCTTTGGGATATGAACGCGCCGGTCGTGTATGTGAAAAAGGCCGACGCAAGCGGAAAGCCGACCATGACAACGTATGATCTTGTGGAGCGCGCACAGGCCGTTATAACGCCCACAGCGGCGCGAAAAGACATGATGGAGGAATACGTGACGCGCAAGGAGTTCGACGAGCTTGTGGCGAAGCTGGCCGCTCCAAGCGTCAGACCGGCGAGAAAGACAAAGGAGGCTGAAAGCGATGGCTAACCCCCTGTTTCAGGCCCTCGGCGGCGGACAGCTGCCCGGCCCGATGGGGCAGTTCCAAAACATGATACAGCAGTTCCGGCAATTCCAGAACAGCTTTCAGGGGGATCCAAAAGCAGAGGTCGAAAAGCTGGTACGAAGCGGGAAAATCTCGCAGCAGCAGTTGAATCAGCTGCAGCAGGTGGCGGGGCAATTCCGGCAACTGCTGCAATAGTTCGGGAATTCCGAACAGTTGAACGATCAAAATCGTGGCCACGATTGAGATAAATCTTTTGAATCTACGAAAGGAATGAAAAATATGAGTTTGAATGACGGCGCCCCGACCATGACAATGCCCGTCGCGCCTACCGGCATGACAGGTGGCGGCTGGGGCGGCTTCGGCGGTGATAATGGCTGGTGGATCATCATCCTGTTTCTTGCCATTTTCTGCGGCTGGGGCGGCAATGGAAACGGATTCGGCAACAACGGCAGAAATTCCGGCGGCGTTGTAGACGGCTATGTGCTGGCCTCTGACTTCTCCAACATCGAGCGCAAGATCGACAGTGTAAATCAGGGACTTTGCGACGGATTTTACCAGCAGGCGCAGCTTGTCAACGGCACCAATATGGCGATGGCAAACGGCTTTGCTCAGGCCGAGCTTTCCCGCTGCAACCAGCAGGCCGCGCTTATGCAGCAGCTGAACAACATGGCGATGCAGGCACAGGAGTGCTGCTGCGAAAACCGCGCTGCAATCGCCCAGGTGCGCTATGACATGGCGACGCAGGCGTGCGACACCCGCAACACCGTGCAGAACACCACCCGCGACATCATCGACGCCATGAACTGCGGCTTCCGCAGCATCGACCAGCGTCTGACGGCGCAGGAGCTTGCGGCGAAGGACGCGAAGATCGCAGAGCAGAACCAGCAGCTTTTCGGCTACCAGCTGGCAGCATCGCAGGCGGCACAGAACAATTACCTTGTTTCCACGCTTCGCCCGAGTCCCAGCCCGGCCTATGTTGTCGCGAATCCGTACTGCTGCAACAGCGGCTACAACTGCGGCTGCGGCAACTGCGCGTAACAACTCCACATCGTAGAGCTTTTTCGTGGCCTCACGAAAATGGTCGGCCCCCATTGCCGATACTCGATAGCAACGCGGCGGGGCAATCGTCCCGCCGCTATTTTTAACCGCGTCGAATTCGGCGCTTTTAGAAAGGAATGATTTTATGGCTGAATTTACATCATCCGGGATTCAAACTGTCGCCGCTGGGCAGAACGTCCCGCTGATCTCCACGGCGGCTTGCGGAAAGCCGTGCATCGTACATCGTGAAGGAAGCGGGCTTGTTACGCTGCGCGGGCTTACGCAGCAATGCAAGGCGAAGTTCCGCGTATCCTTTGGTGCGAATATCGCCGTCCCTACAGGAGGAACAGCAGGTGCCATTACCGCTGCGCTTGCAATCAACGGCGAACCTCTGAGCAGCGCCACAGCGACCGTAACCCCTGCGGCTGTTGAGAACTATTTCAACATCTTCGTTTCCACATTCGTGGAAGTCCCGCGCGGCTGCTGCCTGACTGTAGCGGCGAAGAACACCAGCGCGCAGGCGATCAGTTTCGCAAATAGCAAAATGATCGTCGAGCGCGTATCGTGAAAGGAGGATGCAATATGTACGATCTGAGAAATCTCCGCGAAATGCTCTGCAAAGAGCTTGACGAAATCTCCGACAAGCGCGAAATGTCTGCAGGCGATCTGGACGCGATCCAGAAACTTACCAGCTCCATCAAGAATACCTACAAGATCGAGATGGCTGAAGATGGCGGCTATTCCCGCGATGGCGAGTGGGAGTCGGATATGCGCGGTACTTACGGCCGGGGCAGCTCTTACCGTGGCCGCCGCCGTGACGCAATGGGCCGCTATACCCGCGCTGATGCCCGCGAGCATATGCGCGCGCAGCTGGACGATATGATGCGCGACGCGGACGACGATAAAACCCGTGACGCGATCCGCCGCTGCATGGAGCAGATCGAGCGGGCATAAGGAGGCGCGATATGCTGGATAAAGCCGAGATCCGAAAGGAAATAGCGCGGCTGGAATATGAGGAATCCAGCTATCACAATTACGCCATGCTGGCGGATCTGTACGTGATCCGCCAGCAGATGCAGAAGGACGAGCAGGGGAGCCGGGGCACACGCTTGCACGCCTATTCCGGCGACCCTGCCCCCATAGTGCAGACGGAAGCCCCGCAGGCATCGGCCCCGCAGACAGTAGGCAGCTATGGAGACAGCGACTTTTTACGCGCCATAGAGGGAAAGAAACCGTCCACCGTTTGGCCGATCATGGACGAGCTAATGGACACGCTTGCGGTTGTAAACGAAAGGGTGTATAATTCGGTTATGCAGAAAATAGGACGGGGCGAGAATCGCTAGCTATTTGTTAGTAACCCAAAAAGATTTAAAAAAACCGAAATAGCAGGAAATTAAAAAAATCAAAGATACAATCCACAAAAAGGCTCAAAAAGATCAAAAAAGTTCACAAAACGCGCTGGACGCTGCCTTTTAAGCAGGGTGTCCGGAGTTCGAATCTCCGGCGGGTCACCAAAAAAACCTTGAAATCTCAGTGGTTTCAAGGTTTTTTGTTTTTTGAATCTTTTTGATTTGTTAGTAACGCGTTAGAAACCGGCGCGTCTATCGCTGCAACAAGCTGATCGATATCAAAGTGCTCGTAAATGTTTGCAGTCGTGGAATAGTCAGCGTGGCCGAGCATCTTTTGAAGCAGCTCCGGCTTGATATTATTTGCAACGGCCCAGCTTGCAAAGGTATGCCGCGCGGCGTGCGGCGTCTTTTTGGAAATGCCAAGACGCGTTAATAGCGGGTAAAAGTCCCTATTCCGGAAATTTGCAACCACTTTCTGCCCATCATAGCCGGAAATGAGAAGATCACACGTTGCGCGCTGCTTGAATTCGGAAAAGTACATCCGGCCTTCGGAGCGGATCGGAATTACCCTGTTCCGTCCGGCTTCAGTTTTCTCGCCGCCTACCACATATGTTTCATGCACGTTTGCGGTCCGTAAGCCAAACAATTCTCCGATGCGCATACCAGTATAGATCATCATCAGCACAAGTTTTGCTGCCTGGGATCCGTCCTTCTCTAATTTGCTGATATCGTCGGCGGAGAAAATCTCCTTTTCTTTTTTTACGTTTTCTGGGAGTTTGACAAATGATGCAAAATTCGTTGTGATAAGCTCTTGGCGAAGCCCCCATTGCGACATCTGCGTAACCAATTGCTTGAATTTGGATAGAGTGGAATAGGACTTCCCGCTGTGCTGGTCGATAACAGCCTGATAGTCCGCAGTTCTTAATTCACGAAATTTCCGTCCGTGCAGTGGCTCGAATACGGCATAGGCGCGCGTATACGTCTCTTCGCCCTTTGGCCCGATATCCCGGAAATGCTCATCCTTCCACGCTTCGTAAACTTGCGAGAACGTCCAGTTGTATACTTCATCGATACTCCGCCCCTGTAAACGCGCCAGCGCCTCAAGGGCGGCCGTTTTTTTCTCAAAGTATCCGATTATAGTTTTATCCTTTGCGGCTACCCAAGGGCGCGTGCGCCTTCCTTGCAGTTTGTACACGGTTCCAGTGCCGTTCGCCCGCTTCAACGCTTTCTTTGGCGCTGCCTCCTGCTTTTTCCCACACCAACAGCAGAACACAGAACCGGCAGGGATTTCTTTTTTACACTTGATGCACTCCATGTTTCCCTCCACGTTCTTTTCGGATCGCGTAGAAAGTAATTGCCGAAGCCAGAACTGAACCTACGATCAGGGCGATACACGCCCATGCGGTTACGGTCAAATCTCCATCGCGAATGAGGCCTGCGTTCCGAATCTGCGCATCCGTTACAAGGCAGGCAATCAGGGTAAAGGAGAGCAGCAAACAAAATAGGGCGAGAACGTAACACATTGTATGTGTAGACCTTATTTGCGCGCTCTGTAGGGCTGCTGCTGCCTCCAGCTTGGCGTTTTCAAGCTCGACATGATGGATCTGCTTGGTCAGCTTTTCCGGGCTTCCGACGGGATTTTCAAGGCCGAACAGCTCGTCGAGCGACAACCCGAGCGTTTTGCATAGCGCAGCCGAGTTGTAAAGCCGTGGATCCGCTTGTGTTCCAGCGTATAATCGGCTCACGGCAGAGAAGGAAACGCCGGACTCGTTCGACAGCTCCTCCAACGTCATCCCGCTTGCATCTTTTGCCCTTCTGATCTTCCCCTGATACGCGCCGATAAACGGAGCGAGATCCTGTATTGCGGACATGATTACGCCTCCATTCGTAAGTTTCAGTTTTATTTCTTACATTTTCCATATAAAAATGCAAAACATGTGACAAGAACGCAGGATTCGCCCTTTTCTTACAAACATTATCTGGTACAATGAAAACGTAGCAGATAGTTCTCGAATCCGGCATCTGCTGAAATGGCCCCACCGTATGTTCCAGATACGATGGGGCCGGTCAAACCGAATATTATATCAAATCATCAGTCCCATAAACTGTACACCATCAGATTCCTGATTCCCAAAAATAACGCGGTCTGTTTGTTCATAATACCATGTTGATTTTTAGAACAATCGTTCTATAATAAATGACAGGAGGAAAAAATATGGAGTGCATCAACATCCGGGTAAACAATGGGAGGGTCGACGTGACGGTCGACGGCGCGAAGCTGACAGACGTGCACAGCGTCAGCGTGGACTACATCAAGGGCATTCCGCTCCTGTTTGCCTGCGTCGCGGACGTAGGCCGGGAGCAGGACGAGCGGCGGGAGCCGAGGATCCTGCACTGAATTTATTGTGCGTCCCTCGAGTTCGCTTCCTCCAGCACATTGCCGGCCTGGTCTACAAACTGCACACGCACGTTATCGACCGGAGTTCCGTTGAATGCGTTGTACATACCGCCGTACATATAAAATGCCAGTGTAAGGAGTGAGTCCTGAAGCCCAACCACATCAGTAGAAAGCGTTACAGTAAAGGACGTGTAATCGCTGGACGCTTCGACGGAAATGACGTTTGGGTAGTCAGAGGAACCGGCCATGTCCGCAAGCTGGGCGTCAATGTTCTGCACCAGCTCCTGCATAAGCTCTTTGTGCCGTGCCGCCGTCATAACGTAGGTCGCGGAGCCGTCAGGATTCAGCTCTATAGACAGAAGCCCGTCTGTTTCCTTTACCTTTTCGTCCAATGCCTGCTGCGTCGCATCTTCGCCGATAAAGTCGGCTGGGATCGTGAGCTTGATCTTATTGCCCCATGTTTTTTCAGCCGTTATCGGTGTGGTTGCCGTTTCCTCGGTCTGTGCGTCGTCTTCCGTCTTTTCCGACTCCGATGCGGAGATTGTATCCGGCTCCTGCCTCTTGATCGGATCGGCTGGTTTCTTCGCGGGCTTTGATGCGATAAGGACAACTGCCAGCACAACGGCAGCGAACGGAACAGAAAGAATCGCGATTTTTTGAACCGAAATCATCTTTTTGTTTCTTGCGCCGCATTCCGGACAGACGCGGGCGCTTGCATTGATTTGCGTTCCGCAGGAGCGGCAGATCATCTTTCGGTTCGGCGTGTCACAGTGCGGGCAGAACTTCTCCCGTTCCGGGAACTCTGCCCCGCATCTTGGGCACTGCACAATATATTCATTTTTAGTCATCAATGCGGCACTCCTTATATGGTTTGTAAACAATTACATATTACCACTTAGAACCAGCAACCGCAATGTAGAAGCTGCACAAAAATAAACGTCGGAATTTGGAAGAATGGAGATAGGAGCGGACAATGGTTGAAAATTTACGGGAAGTATGCGATAATGATGCCAAGAAAACAAACGTTCGCGAGGAGTTAAAAGCTGCCGTTTTGTCGTTGACAGACGAACAGGCCGCGTATGTATTAAGGAGGTTACAATGCTGTTTGCAAGAAAAGAACTCGAACGCCTGAGAGAAGAAAACCGCAATCTGAAAGAGCAGCTTTTGCTGGAACAGGAGAAGACGCGACGGTCTGCGCTCATCAGTGACGCAGCACTTCCGCAATGTCCCAGCCTTGCCTGCTCTGGGTGCAAGCACGTAGTCGTCCGATACACCACTTGGGGCGGCTGGTATGTGATCGGCTGCGGGAAAGATAATCCCTGCAAAGATTACGAGGCGACAGACATTACCCCTGAAAAGGCCGAAGCTATCCGAGAAGCACTGAATATCCAGTGGCAGCGCGGGAACTTACCCGTTTAACAAACAATTCAGAAGGAACCCGCATACAGCCCCTATCAGGGCAACAATGATATCTTTGATTGTCAGTCTGCATTCTTTAGATGATTCCTGTTTTTCATATGCGAGGTAGTTTTCGCCCCTTTTATTGGCGAGTATACCGACCTTCCCGCCGTTTTCGAGGCGGTATACAAAGCCGTGCCCGCAAAGAACGGCAATATCGTTTTCATTTTCTTCTGTTACAAGCACAGCGTCGTCCTGCGAACGGCTCAAAAGATCAAGCTGTGTCCTTGTAAGTGCGATGTAAGGGAAATCATCTTTCCTGTTTTCGCGTTCATTCATCCAATTCTGGTACTCCGCCTCTGTCCGGAGCCGGTCATTTGGATCGGAAGGAATAAAAACATTATCCATAGCGGCCCTCACATCAGCTTCAGCGCTTCAGCAATAAACCCGGCAAGCTTTCTGCACTGCTCGTCAGAAAGCCCATCGATCATATCAAGCAGCTGCTGTTTTTCCTGGCTCACCGCCCCATCCTTCGGGATGGGGTCTTTTTTTATGCCCGCAGACGGGTCGTCGGTTTCGCCGGTCAAGTAGGCGACTGGCACATCAAGCGCGTTAGCAACTGCGGCGAGTCGTTCATAGCTCGGAACAGACTTATCCCATCTGCCGATGACACCATTACCAAATCCAAGCTGTTTTTCCAGTTTGGATATAGAAGTTTTCTTTTCCTTGCATAGCGCTTTGATTTTATCGAGCATATACGGCACCTAAAAAATTAGACTAAACGCGAAAAAAGTTCTTGACTTTTAGGGTAAACTCTAATATACTTAGAGGCGTGAAGGGTACAAAAAACCTAGCCCCTCACCAAGACGGACTTTCAGAAGATATTTAATTGCCTTGACACGCCTATATTAGACTATCTTCTAACCTCTGTCAAGTAGTATTCGAACAGATTGGAGGGATTTTTTTGATTTATGAGAATGTCAAGCGCCTCTGCGAGAAGCACAAGACGAACATCGCGACCGTAGAAAAGGCGTGCGGCATTGCCAACGGCACAATTGGAAAGTGGGCAGGAAAGGACGCTGCCCCGCGCATCGACACTGTAAAAGCGATTGCAGACTATTTCGGCGTATCGGTCGACTCGCTGCTACAGAAGCCGAGAAAACGGAGGGAGAAAGGATGAAGCCGACAAACGCAGGATACATCATGCTAAGCCTTGCTGTACTGCTGAACTCAATAACGTTAGCCATTTTAGTATGGTCTCGATTCCTTGGATAATCACAGGAAGCGCGGCGATAAACGCAAACAGCAGACTGAGCAAGGCAATCCAGTTGTCTGCGAACCACTTCCGCCGGGCCTCGCGCTTGGAGAGCTTTTCGTGTTCGCGATACCGGGCGACGTATTTTTGGACTTTTTCGTTCTTGCGCGAACCAGATAGCCGGGAGCCGTCAAGACTGGAAACGAGGTCTTCCTTGTTTTCGATATGCGGAGCGGGCGGAACAAACCGTTTATTCAAACAAAACACCTTCCTTTTCTGCCGATTATATCACGGCGGCGAGCGGGAGGGAAGAAAAATCAAAGCGAGGTGAGCAAAATGCCGGAAGAACAGAAGCGGCAGGCGGAGAAGATCTCCGCTGAAATGAACAAGCTGACGCCGGAGGCACGCGAAAAGGTGCTGATCTTCGTGCAGGGCATGACGGCCATGCTGGACACGCCGAAGACGCCGAAGAAGGAGGCCGTCTGATGGTACTCGACGACGACCTGCGGCAGAAACTCGAAGAGCAGCTGAAATTGTTGGCCGAGCGAAGCCGGAAGCAGGAAACCACAAACGAGGATCTCGCAAAGCTGACGGAGCAGATGGTCTGCATCGTGAGCTTGCTGGAAGAAACACCGTAAACGAAAAGGAGGATTTACCATGAATTACATCAACAACCCGAATGATATGTGCTGCTGCTCGTTCGATCGCGGAGACTTTATCCGCGTGGAGAAAAGAACTGTGCTCGTCGACATTATGGGAACTAAGGTATGCGAACTCGGCGATATCACGCCCGGCCATAGCTACGACTGCGAAGTGCGCTGGGCGCTGGTAAAGAGCTACATCGTCATCGCGTATTACCCCACGGAGGCCGCAGCGCGCGCCGCGTACAACGACCTGGTCGCCGATCTCGCGGTGAAGGAACCCGTGGTTTCGGTACGGGAGGGCTGAGACATGGGAAGAACCGCAACGCTGACCGCGGCGGAGGCGGTGGAACGCCTCCGGGCCGCCGGAATGAAAATCAATCCCGCAACGCTTCGCGCTGCGCTGCTGGCCGGGGCTTTTCCATTCGGAACCGCCGTAGTGGCAAACAAAGAAGTGGTCTGCTGGGTCTTCCCGCGCAAGCTGGACGTGTGGATCAAAGAAAATCTTGCGCCGGAGGAGGGAGGCTGACCAATGGCGGAGGAAAAGACCTACACCCTCACATTGAGCGGGCAGGAGCTGCATGATCTGATCGATGCGGCGCTGGTGTGTGAGTGCCAGGCAGCGCAGATCATCGGCGGGCTCAAGCGCAAGGGGCTGGACATGGACGCGCAGAAGCTCGTGACACAAAATGCCCGTCTGGCGCGGCTCGTCAGGCGGATGCAGGAAGCGAAGGAGAGACGGACATGATTAAGCTGATTGTAGAGGACTACTGCCAAGAATGCCCATGGTTTGAGCCGGAAACGATAAAATCTATTGATATGCGGCCGACCAAGGGAAGAACGCTCGGAACGGCGCAAACGGAGGTTGTATGCAAAATACGAGAACGGTGTGCGCTCTTGGCGAGTGTAATCAGTGAGGGAATTAAGGAGGAAAGGAAATGAAAACCAATCTTGCAGAGCAGCTCGGGCATGAGCCGGAGGAAACAACTGAGGAACGCCGGGAACGGCTGCGCAAGGAATTGGAGGCCCGCAAGGCAACACTGCGGATCGTCAAGGGCCTGTGCCTTTGGGTAAGCGGCGCAGCGATGATCCTGTCAGCAATGGCAGGGACAGCCGCAATGACGTATGAATGCGTCGTGACTGGCTTCGTCGCGCTCGTAGCGCTGCTGTACGGGCTGGCATAAAGAAATGACCCCTGCCGCGCGGCAACGCGACAGAGGCCGAAAGGAAAACGATTGTCGCCCTCATTATAGGGCAGAAAGGAACCTATGTCAAGTTTAACGGATTCCCGCGTCCGGCACGGTGCGAAAGCCTGCGTCGACGCGGTACATCGGGCCGACTACCCGAAGTTCAACAAATGCCTGCTTTCTCAGTGCGAAGCGCCGGAGAAATACGGCGTGCAGCTTGTTCCGGAGGCAGCTTCGGCGATCAAGGCGATGGACGCACCGAAGAACCGCAGCGATAAGCGCCGGAAGGTGAACCGGTACTATTTCCGGCTGACGGACGAGCAGGCTAAGAAGTTGGACAGGCTTCTGAAAAAGCTGGGCTATTCCACGGTGCAGAGCTTTTGCGAAGCGCTGATCCGCCAGGAGGTGAGCCGGAATGGCGTATGATGGCGAAAACCTGTACTTGAGCATTCCGGAGCCGGAGTATGAGCCGGACGAGCCGGAGGACGAAGACCGTTATTTGTTCCCGCCGCTGTGGCTGGTGGGAAAGATGAAACAGGAGGATCAACATGAGAGTTTATAAAGGCACGGATAAGGATATGAAGTGCCGCGGGTTTCAATACAAGCTTGGCGAAGCCGCTGTTTTTGATGGAGAGCCGCATCTTTGCAGGGCTGGCCTGCACGCGTGCGAACAACCGATTGATGTGCTGAACCACTATGCACCGAACGAAAGCCGATATTTTGAGGCGGATGCCGAAGAAGTAACTGACGAGCGTGCCCTGAATGATAGCAAAATCGTCGCGAAAAAAATGACGTTGAAAGCTGAGATTGGCGTTCCTGGCCTCGTGAAAGCGCAGATCGAATATATCAAGAATCAAATCGGATTTGAGGACGCGATCAAGCGCGCAAACGCCGAAAAAGAGAATCACGCCACGGGCAATCAGGGCGCGGCCTCCGCCACGGGCAATCAGGGCGCGGCCTCCGCCACGGGCAATCAGGGCGCGGCCTCCGCCACGGGCAATCAGGGCGCGGCCTCCGCCACGGGCAATCAGGGCGCGGCCTCCGCCACGGGCAATCAGGGCGCGGCCTCCGCCACGGGCAATCAGGGCGCGGCCTCC